TAGCCGCCCTCGTCATAGTAGTAGTCCACGTTGGAGTTTGTAAAAAACTCACCGTTCTCCAATGTGACTACGTGCTCGCTAACTGTTACTATACAACCATCTTCAAACTTGATTTCTATCATTTCGTTCTCCTTTTTCACTCAAAAAACTGTTAATCCGATGCCTGTACTCTAGCAGGCGCGGCCGGGATTCAGGCTCCCGGCGGGCCTTGGTTCCTTACATGCGCTCTATGTAGACCGCGTAGAATCCTCTGTGTTCTGTCTCGTTGACGCCTTGCCGACTCGCCTTTTCAAACTCTAGCGAGTCTTCAAGATCTTCCTTATCCATCTCGTCTATTGGGGTCAAAGACCAATACATTGCTTCCAGGGTGAACCAGTCTTTGCCCATCTTGGCCGCAAGCCGCTTTTTTATATCCAGCGGCTTTTCGCTTTTTAGAACTGGGTAGATTTCAAATTTCTCAGTCATTTTGATTCCCTTCCTGGTTGAACTTGCTTGCCACTAGCAACTTACTGTCTACAGTATACCACAGAAAGTTGCCGCTGTCAAGTAATTTCGTGAATGTTTTAATGTTTTAAGGTAAACTCGTTAGCAGTCTCAAGGCGAGAGTGCTAACTCTCTGGCTTGTGGAACTGCCTGCTTTCCACATAGGAAGTTTGTGTAGAGGGTGGTCGGTGTAGAGGACTCGGACGTGGGGAATAGGGAGGGGGGCCTATATCTATGGCCTCTATGGAGGTCTCTGGAAACCTCGAAAAAGCACTGTCTGTCCCGGTAGAGCAGAAGACAGCGTTTGACAAACTAGAACGGGTGTGCTATACTGGGGGCGTTCAGGAGCTAGAGACGTGGGCGGATTTCGCTGTTATAGTTCATTATACGCCCCCAAAAGCCTTAACGTTGGTTCCTGAACAAAACCAAGTCCGCCAGGCTTGCGGGGGCGTTTCATTTGGAGGGGTAACGATGGAAGAGGAAGATCGATACTACAACAAAGTAGCTGATCTGTTTCCATTACTGGACGGCCCAGAGTACGAGGAGCTAAAAGCGGACATTGCCAAGAATGGGTTGCTTGAGGCAATCTGGTTGCATCCTGACGGGAGCATCATAGACGGGCGCAATAGGCACCGGGCCTGTACTGAGACAGGGACACAGCCGCGTTTCAGAACTTGGAGCGGGCAAGGATCACTTGTGGCGTTCGTGGTGAGTATGAACCTGCACCGGCGACACTTGACCTACGATCAACGTGTGGGGATTGCATTGAAGCTGGAGCCTGCCTTTGCTGAGGAAGCAAAGGAAAGGCAGAGAGAGCACGGTAACACTGCACCAGGGAGACAGAAAACACTTTTACCGAAATCGGTAAAAGTGAAGGATGCAGCGAAAGAGGCCGCCACACAAGCCAACGTAGGCAAGACCGCTGTCGTTGATATGAAAGCTATTGAAAAGGAACAGCCCGACCTTGCAGATCGGCTTGTAGCTGGCAAGACGACAGTTAGAAAAGAACGCAAGAAACGCAACCGCAAGAAACGTGTGGAGCGGGTGCTAGAGATAACAGAAGAAAATACCGAGCTTGATACAAGTAAGAGATACTCTGTCATTTATGCCGATCCGCCGTGGCGATATGAGCACTCTAAGACAGACAATCGAAAGGTTGAGAATCATTACCCGACGATGGCGCTTGCCGATATTCAGAGTTTGCCGGTTTCAGAGTTAGCAACACCAGACGCGGTTTTATTCCTGTGGGCAACAAGCCCGAAACTCGCCGAGGCAATGACCGTGATTGAGAAATGGGGATTTACATATCGTACCTGTATGGTGTGGGTCAAAGACAGGATCGGAATGGGATATTATGCAAGGCAGCGACACGAACTCTTGTTGATCGCCGTTAGGGGCAGTCTACCAGTGCCAGAATCAGCGAACCGGCACGATTCTGTAGTGGAATCGCCAAGGCTTAAACATAGCAAAAAGCCGGATGTGTTTTACGAGATTATTGAAGCGATGTACCCAGAGTATGGCAAGATAGAATTATTCAGCAGGAATCGCCGCGAGGGATGGGCAAGGTGGGGCAACCAAACGCTGTGATCCGAGATTTCCAGACTGATCTTGAGCAATCTTGGGTGGATTCAGAGGAACTTGATCTTGACGCGATCTATATTTCGTGCTTACCGAATGTTGTTTCTGTTGAATCGGTAAGAGATGTGGCGTTGCAAAGGCAAGGTGTTGATAAAATCGTTACACTTGGCAATGGTAAGAAATTGTACTTTGATGAAAAAATCCGCCAAGAGGACTATGGTGACATCTGCTTGGAGGAGTACAGCGATTATGATCGCCGCGTGGTGGGCTGGCTTAGCCAGAGCAAGATCACTGATTACATTGTATATGTGATCAAGCCAACCAGAAAAGTGTATTTTTTGCCGTTCTATTTACTACAAAGAGCATGGTTGAAAAACTATCACCAGTGGCTATGGACATACAAGCGTCGGTTTTCGCCGAACAAGAGATATAGGACCTCGTTTATTGCTGTCCCTATTGACGTGCTCTTCAACGCGATATTGGCAATTGAGATGATATGACTGCTGAGACTTGTTCTACTTCCTTTCTTGTCCAATGATGCAAACATTGAGATATGACATCCCTGCGGACTTGGACAAATTTCGAGAGATCATTGGTTGACTTTTCCCCTCTGCCATGGTACAATGAGAGTATGAGAATTGCGGTTTCAGGTTCAGGAATTGCATTACAGGTTGCAGCAGTTCTAGCGGACTATCATGACGTGATAGTCGTCGAGAACGGAGACATGCTGGCAGCCGTTCAGCAGACCGATGTCTGCCTGCTTTTCTACCCCGACCACGTTGATCTCCTCAAGGCAGTCACAAAACTCAAAGAAGGTCTTGAACTGAGAGATATCCGACATTCCCTCGCGTACCAGGTGATTGTTTGTACCCCTGTTGGACTTGGAGTGATGCATGAGATTCATTCTACTCTAGGGAATAGAAACGAGTTTAAGCTCATCTACAATCCTCTCCTAGTCAGCAACACAGATGACTTGCACCATCCTCCATGTGTGCTGATTGGAACCGACGACGATAATTTTTGTATCGTCTATTCCATATGGAGAAAGGTCTTTGAGGGTGCATCGCCAATGATTGTCATGAGTTGGGAAGAGGCAGAGATGGCGAGCATGCTGAGTGTGGCTTATCTGAAGACTGTGAAAAAGTTTCTCGACGATTCTGAGGAAATGTGTGAGAGGGCAGACGTGAAAGCGGGGCGGGTTCTCTCGTTTTTGGGGATGGTAACTTCGCAGTGACTTGGCAGGGTCGCTGGATTCAACTACTGGGAACGGATGGCGATCCGTTTGTCTGTCCATACGAGGGCTGCAATCATACGTGGTTTCTCAAAGAGGCTGCCGGTCGTTTACTGGATGGTCAATTTGTGACTTTCGTCAGGTGTCCAAAGGAACACGCGAGTTATTATTTTAGGGAGGAAGACAAAGTGAGTGAAGAGTATTTGCGAAACCCCATCTTTGACGGTGGTTGGCATAACCAGGGTGGGGTCGGGGAACTGTACATTCCTGACCTGTGGACGCTTGCCTGGTGGACAAAAGAGAAGGGTCAAGTGCCAGATTACGTGGCCCCATTTGAAGATAGCCAATTGCCTTACATCGCTCGGCCGGAAGTGGCTATGCTTTCCAAGAGCAAGCCAAACGAGGCGCGTCTTGTCCTTCATGCTAAGGCCGTCAAAGGCTTTTTGCGTTTCCATTCTCATGTCTCTGTTCTTTGGCAACGTACTGAGGTAGTGCAAGGTGCACAACTTGAGGCCAGCGCAATATGGCAGGCGTGGTGTTCCAAGAAAGACAACGTAAACATCTCCGAGGGTGCGCTTAATGCGGCCATCGGCATCGGCACTGAGGGAGGGACTAACCCCTGGTCTGACAAAATTATCTGGTCAGACTGGCAATGGGGTCAACCGGAATGGAGAGAACTGAAAGTCCAGGCCATAGCAAAGAAAAGTCACGTCACGGTTTTCCTCAAGTTTTGGGGGAAATGGGCCAGCGACTCTCATTCAGACTGGTATCTTGGGGAGACCAGCCTGCACCTGGTTGGTGAACAACCTGGCCCTGGGCCAGAACCCCCGACGCCACCATCGCCTGTTGACTGTCTTGCGTTACGAGCTGCGCAAATGCTCTTAGACGCGAGAATCGCAGGCTTGGACGCGCAACTCAACGCGCTCAGGGTATATCGAGAACAGCTGGACAGTGTGGAATAGCCACGTTTCCACAGAGATTAGCTAATTTGAGTTAGCATAATTGAAAGTTCCTTAATGTTAGGGAGGTGAAATGACACCAAGAGACTTGGTATGGTTTGTGGGAGGCGCGGTTGGTGTGCTTTTTGTAACTGCAATCAACCTGGGAGTGTGGTTCTGGCTATTGAGGAAAAAGGATGGTATGATTGTGACCGACCGGCTTCACTCTCTTCCCGACGTGGATGATGCAAATGTCGCCAGGTGGAGCACGGCCACGACAGATGAGAAATAGCTATGGCAGATGAAACACAAAAAGAGTCACAAAAACGCACATCTGAGCAGCTAGATGCAGTTCTGGCGCAACTTTCTACAGATCAGGTCAGGTTTGTTGTAGCGAGGCAGGAATGTTCGACTGATACCGAAGCGGCTAAGGCGATTGGTATCAAGCGGTATACTGTCTACCACTGGCCGGATATTGTCAGGGAGGCTGTTCGTCTCATGGCCCAAGACGGCTTGACGACAGCACTGCACGTCCGGCGAAGGAACTTGGCGAAGGCGATGTTGGTCAAAACCGAGGGTCTTGACAGCGACGATGAGCGGATCCGCCAAGGTGTGGCAACTGAGATCGTTGAGTGGGAGATGGGCAAGGCAACGCAAAAGCAGGAAGTCAGCGGATCGGTTGAACATTCGATAACCGTCGGGGGGATAGACCTTGGCGGGATATAGAATCCGGCAGGGCCAGCCCGGGCAATCGAACTTCACGTTCTATGGTGGGGCTGCGGACTTTGTGCAATATCGAGGATCGGAGTCTTTGATACACGGCCCGGCCGAGACGGGAAAAAGTCTGGCCTCTTTATTCTACCTTCATGTTTGCGCCTGCAAGTATCCTGGTGCATCCATCGTTCTCATGCGCAAGACGCTGGCGAGTACTTACAGCACCATCTTGCAGACGTTTACAGAGAAAGTGCTAGGGCCTGACCGCGACGCGTGGCCATGTACAGCATACGGGGGAGAGAACAAGCCGCAGTGGTTTGACTACAAAAACGGTTCACGCATCTGGATTACGGGATTAGATCGGGCGCAGAAAGTGCTATCGGGTGAGTACGATTTGATTTTTGCAAATCAAGCCGAAGAGCTAAGTTTGGCCGAGTGGGAGGTCTTGACGACGCGCACGACAGGGCGGGCGGGGCACATGCCATATTCGCGAACGATGGGTGATGCAAATCCAACCTACCCGACACACTGGATGTACCACCGTCCGCCTCTCAAACTGTTCTACTCATTCCACAAGGAAAACCCTGCTCTGTACGACCAGACGACTGGAGAAATTACAGAGCAGGGCAAGCGAACTATGGCGGTGCTGGAAGCGTTGACGGGTGCGCGTCGGGTGCGGCTGCTAGAGGGCAAGCCGGTTCAGGCAGAGGGCGCAGTCTATGATGAGTGGAATGAAGCGGTACATCTCATCTATGCATCGGGTGTGCCAAAATGTTTCAGGCACATTGCCGGGGTGGACTGGGGCTACCGGCATCCGGGGGTACTGGGCGTGTGGTCAATAGATGGCGATGGGCGGATGTACCTGGTAGAGCAGGTCTACCGGACGGGGAAGACCATCGATTGGTGGATTGAGGCAGGGAAGGATATGGCGGATCGGTATAGCATTGAACGATTTGTCTGTGACCCTTCCGAGCCTGCATATATTGACCAATTCCGGCTGGCCGGACTGCCAGCCGTCGCCGGCTTTAACAGCGTGAAGCCAGGCATCAACGCAGTCCAGGAGCGGCTCAGGGTGGCGGGTGACGGCAAGCCCCGTTTGTTTGTCGTTCGTGACTCACTCAAGCGCGTTGATGAAGTGCTCAAGCAGGCACGTAAGCCCTATGCCGTGGAGCAGGAGTTTGCCAGCTATGTATGGTCAAGCAGAACCACAAAGGAACAACCGGTGAAAGAGGAGGACGATGGCATCGATGCTCTCCGCTATGCCGTCGCATACGTGGACGGCCTCGGAGAGAAGCCGAAAAAGAAAGTAGGAGGGTGGCGGTGATAGAAAAGCCGGAGGCAATACAGGTTGGAATGCGCGAGTTGCTGCGTCCGTTGGCACGCAGGGATGTGCCGGATGCAATTTTTCCTACAGACAATGAGTATGGTATCCCTTTGTTGGACATGACCATGCAAGCTGAATTTTTAGTGCTGCCTTGGACACGATGGGGAGAAATATCGCGACGGGCACAGATGTCGGGTACATACCACTTTTACACGGATGACTACAAATTCGAGGCGTTGTGGAAAGACCCAACTCCAGTAGTCAACAGCCAATGCATAAACGTGGTTGAGCCGAACTTTAGCACAAACGCGCAAATGCCAATGGCGGTGATACTGTGGCAGATTTATCGCAGACGTTGGTTAGCGCGGTATTGGCAGCACTACGGCGTGCATATATTCGTAAACTTGTGTGTTGCGCCCAGATATGCCGACCTGAATTTGCGCGGGGTGCCGATGGGCTGGAACGCATATGCCACCAGGGGATTGAGCAAGCAACTAGACTTGGTGGTGGCGGATCACGACCTGGCTTGCGAACATTCTGGGAATCGCGCGCCGCTGTTCGCAGTATACGGCGGGGGCAAGGCGGTAGAGGAGCTGTGCTTGGCGCGGGGCTGGACGTGGCTACCGGAAAATATGCACGTCAAGGACAGGAGGCGAGAGCATGGGTAGGTCAAGCGGTGGCGGCGGTAGAGGTGGTGGGCCAGCAGCACAGAAGCGTTTCGTCAGCAGAGCTATGAAGGCCATAGGAAAGATAAGTAGCAGGCAACGTAATTTTCGTCGAAGTCAGGGGGCATACCGCAGACTTGAGCGTGCACGTGATATTATAGCCGGCGGTCGGTCCTCAATACTTTATCGCGGGGGCAATATGAAATCACCCGCTGTTCGGAGAGCACGAGGTGTGATAAGCGATATAGCAAAAAGGGGTTTGGATAAAGCTGTGACTTTTGGCCCAATGATACCTCTGAACGACTAGAAAGAATGGCGACAATGAAGAAACTATCACGACGGCAACAATTATTTGCGCTCTCGCCTGGGCGTGCATCACTGGCCGCAGACTTGGGCCAGACGGCATACGGAGGAGGTCGAGACTACTATCTCGTTTTCGGCTATCCCAAGACGATCAGCATGGCCACATACTCGCAACGCTACCAACGCCAGGACATAGCCGGGCGCATCGTTGATCTCCCTGCTCAGGACACCTGGCGGAAACCACCGATGGTAAGCGAGGACGGCAACGAGGATACGGCGTTTGTTCAGGCATGGAATACGTTGGCAACCAGGCATCGTGTCTGGTCAAAGCTCATGCGAGTTGACAGGTTGTCGGGCATCGGGCGATATGGTGTTTTGCTCCTCGGCGTCAAGGGCCAGCCTGATCTAGGCAGGGCCGTTGAAGCTCGTTCCGCTCAAGGCGTTTCTTCTCTCCTCTACCTGAATCCTCTTAGCGAGGCTGGCGCGTCCATTTCCACGTGGAATACAGATGCAAACTCGCCCCGTTTTGGTATGCCAGAGACGTATCGCGTCCAACTTGGAGAAAGCAGTGGCACGAGAACTGTGCATTGGTCGCGGTTGATCCACGTGGCAGAGGGCAAGTTGGACAGCGAGACGTATGGTCTGCCGAGGCTACAGCGAGTGTTCAACCGCCTTGACGATCTCATGAAGATCGTCGGCGGTTCGGCTGAGGCGACCTGGTTGAACATGAGGCCGGGGACTTTACTCACGCCGCGTGAGGGCTACGAGTTGCCTGACGATGCAGCAGCAAAGGCCGCGCGACAAGAGGAGGTTGATGAGTACCTGCATGACGTGGCGCGCCTTTTGTTCCTCGAAGGCGTCGATGCAACACAGTTACCCGGTGAGGTTGTTGATCCGACTGGCTTGTTTGACGTAACGATCAAATTGATCGCAGCGGCCACCGGTATTCCACAGCGGCGGCTACTTGGCTCGGCAGCGGGTCAGTTAGCGGCGGCGAAAGAAGACAGCCGACAATGGTTTGGTTCGATTGCCAGTCGGCAGGTAAACTATGCCGAGCCGGAGATACTCCGGCCTTTCATTGATCGCCTCGTTCTCATTGGTATCCTCCCTCTCCCCGACTCAGGTAACTACAATGTTGGCGTACTTGGTGAGGATGGTACTTGGTCGTGGCCGTCCCTGTTTGAACTGACTGATCTAGAGCAAGCCGACATCAAGGACAAGACGGCCGGCGCGATCCGCAAACTCTCCGATCCTCTCACTGGCGCCATGCCAGTCACCGACGACGAGGCGAGGGAGGCACTCGGATATGCGCCACGGGAAGAGGAGAACATGACCGGACTCATAGTGCACGATGGTTTCTCTGACTATGGCCTGGGGTTGCGCGCGGCTGTGCGCGGACTATGGTCAGGCAAGATCGAATACTTTGATTTCGTTGATTTCATGACAGCAACGGTGCAACGTAACCTACGTCGTGCCTGGATCGAAGGCGCAAGAAAAGTTGGAATTAAAGAAGACGAATTGACGCAAAGTGAATTGACCCGCATTGAGGGAATCACAGCCAATGAGATGCAGCACATTATTCCGTTTGGCAACGACATTGAGGCGAAGGCCAGGCCGGACTTCAAGTTGGGGCCGCACCTGCAACGCACTCTGAAGTGGCAGGCACGGTACACGCAGGTGATGCACGAGGCGATGCTCACTGCGCGAGAGGACTTCAAGGCGCGGTGGGATATACATTCACAGGAGCCGTGCACGAGCTGTTCAAAATTGAACGGCAAGGTGAAAAGAATTTCCATGTGGAATGCAGCGGGGATAAGGCCGCAGGGTCCGAACCTGCAATGTATGATTGACGCGGGGGGTGTCACTGTCTGCAAGTGCACCCTGACGCAAACAGACGAACCGTTGACTCGAGGCAAGTTGCCAAGTATGCCATAGGGAGAATTCTACAAACTGAATAGAGGTTCGCCGCCTGGCTAACCGACCACTAGAGGAAAATCGCGCAAGCCATTTTCGATATTTGAGGATGGTGCGCGATGGCACTTTTAGATGCAAGACAACAAGTTGGAGTAGGTGCGGACGGGGATACCGGCGCGGCCGGGGATACCGGCGTTGGAGATACAGGCATTGGTGACACAGGTCAGGCTGGCGACACGGGGACAGTCGGCGCGACGGGTGTTGGTGATACCGGGATCGGCGACACCGGCGCGGTCGGTGCGACGGGAATTCGGGGTGCAACAGGTGTCGGTGACACAGGCATTGGAGACACCGGGTCGGCCGGCGCGACGGGCGCGACAGGCGCGACAGGAATCGGTGACACTGGAATCGGCGATACCGGGTCGGTCGGGGCCACAGGCGTCGGCGACACAGGAATTCAAGGCGACACCGGGGTTGGCGATACCGGGTCAGACGGCGCAACAGGTATTGGTGACACAGGCCAAAGTGGTGATACGGGCGTCGGCGCAACGGGAATCGGTGACACGGGTCAGGCTGGCGCGACGGGAGTTGGCGGCGATACCGGGTCGGCCGGCGACACGGGTCAGGTTGGTTCCACCGGAGTTGGCGACACGGGTATTGGCGACACAGGAATCCAAGGTGACACAGGCCAGGCTGGCGATACCGGGATCGGCGCAACAGGAATTCAGGGTGACTCAGGAATCGGCGACACTGGGGCGAGCGGCGACACAGGAATCGGAGATACAGGGGTTGGCGACACGGGTCAGGCCGGGGATACGGGAGTTGGCGCAACAGGCGTCGGAGATACAGGCCAACAAGGCGACACCGGAATTGGAGATACCGGGGTCGGTGATACAGGCCAAGTCGGTGACACAGGAATTGGAGATACAGGGTCGCAGGGTGACTCAGGAATCGGCGACACCGGCCAAGTTGGCGCGACGGGATCGGCCGGCGATTCTGGAATTCAGGGTGACACGGGAATTGGTGATACTGGGGCGAGCGGTGACACCGGAATCGGCGCGACGGGAGTCGGTGACACGGGTCAGCAGGGCGATACCGGAGTTGGAGATACTGGCGTTGGCGCGACGGGAATTCAAGGTGATTCTGGCGTTGGCGCGACGGGAGTCGGTGATACAGGCCAGGCAGGTGATACCGGGGTTGGCGCGACGGGAATTCAAGGCGACACAGGAATCGGAGACACCGGAATTCAGGGTGATACAGGAATTGGCGATACCGGCCAAGTCGGCGCGACGGGTGTTGGTGATACTGGGATTGGTGATACAGGCCAGGCTGGTGACACTGGAATCGGAGACACGGGAGTTGGCGATACGGGAATTCAAGGTGACTCTGGCGAGGCCGGTGACACGGGCGTCGGCGATACTGGAATTCAGGGCGATTCTGGAGTTCAAGGCGACACTGGCGTCGGAGATACAGGCATCGGTGACACGGGAATTCAGGGCGATACCGGAGTTGGTGATACCGGAATTGGCGATACGGGCCAGGTTGGTGATACCGGAATTCAAGGTGACACGGGAATTGGTGATACTGGGGTCGGCGATACCGGGGCAGATGGTGATACCGGATCGGCCGGCGATACGGGTGCAGACGGCGACACCGGCGCGGCTCCAACGGCAAGCGGGAATACCTTGCTCATTTTCCGGCCCGCTGACAATGAACCGCCAACGTCAAATTACGCTACGCTTGATACGCGGAACGTTCACCCCGTTTTGGATTTTGACGACACGACAAACGAAAGTGCCGTTTTCACAGCCATTATGCCGCGTCACTATGCTGCTGGTGGTATCACAGTCTACATCCATTATGCAATGGCGACAGCAACTTCCGGTGACATTGACTGGGATGCGGCATTGGAACGCATCGGCGATCAACAACAGGATATTGATGCCGATAGCTTTGCGGCAGTGCAAAGTGTGGATAATACAGTTGTGCCTGGCACATCTGGATTGGTAGACATCGTCTCAATTGCGTTCACGAATGGTGCACAGATGGATAGCATCGCAGTAGGCGAATCATTCAGAATCAAAGTCACACGAGACGCAGCCAGTGATACGGCGGCGGGAGATGCCGAGCTAGTGGCAGTCGAGATCAAGGAGACATAGTACATATGGCGCGACTATTTGACGATGGTTCATCCGAATATCTATTCATCGCCAGCACGCCTATCACAGCGTACCCGCTGACGATGGCATGCTGGTTCTATTCAGACGACGCTACCGCCGAGCAGACGTTGATACAGGTTACGGACACCGCAGGCGGCTCGGATTATTGGGCGTTAACGTTACGTGGCGACCTCGTTGGTGACCACATTGAGGCACGGGTGAGGAGAGGGGATTTTCGTGCCAATACGTTGACTGGATATTCAGTCAATACGTGGCATCACGCGTGTGGTGTATTCATCAACAACAACAGCAGGGCGTCGTACATAGACGGCGGCTCGAAAGGGACGAGCGCAGGAATATCGAATGATGCGTCGATTGATGCCATTGCTATTGGTGGAAAACGCGACTCGTCACCCGGCGACTACACAAGTGGCAGGATTTGCGAAGTTGCTTTGTGGAATGTCGCGCTTACCGATGCCGAAGTTGCTATTCTCGCCAAAGGCTATTCACCCCTCTTTGTCCATCCACAAAACCTGGTGGCATACTGGCCGTTGATCCGTGACGAGGACCAGGACAGGGTAGGCGGATACGATATGGGAGCGTTCAACACGCCAAGCATTGCGGCGCATACACGAGTTTTCTATCCAGTGACGGTACAACCCGCATATCTTAAGGATTACTAATGAGCAAATGGTCAGAGGCGCAAAAGTGGGAACAAGACTGGCACGGGCTAAGTCTAAACACATTTGGGGAAGAGGAAAAACAACTTCTCTATGCCGACCGGATGGGACTGCAAACTTTCCATAATGGCAAATCGCCATACAACTTTGACCTCGGCGGCGTCTCAGTCGTGGACGTCGGGGGAGGACCAGCCAGCCTGCTTCTCAAATGCACTAACTACGAGTATGGCGTTGTGATTGACCCGATGCACATGCCGCGTTGGGTGTTGGCACGATATGAACAAGCACCCGACCTGTGCTATTGGAAAATGTGTGGCGAGGAACTGTTCTCACTTCACGATGACTACTGGACAGAAGCATGGATTTATAACTGTCTTCAGCACACTGAGAACCCGCAACTAGTGATTGCAGGTGCGCAGCGGGTCGCCGATATCGTTCGTGTTTTTGAATGGATCGATGTGCCGACCAGCGTCGGTCACATCCACACACTGACAGAGAACAAATTGAATGAATGGCTTGGTGGTGAGGGAAAGGTAGAGCAGTTCACGGGGCAAGCTGGCTGTAAGGGGAGAGGATATTACGGTGTTTTCCCAACAAGTTGATGTATACCAGGAGAGATACTTGGAACATCAGGCAAGAAAAAGAGAGTCCATTTCTGGCAAGCCACAGATGGATGCAGAAGTTCGATGTGCATTGTTTGGCATACTGAGAGCCAGAAAGAGCCAGCGAATTTTCAGCGAGGCGGAAATCACAGAAGTAGAATTGAATCAAATCTATGAGGCAATTAGGCTATCTCCCTCATCTTGCAATAGACAGGCTATCCTCGTGAAACCAGTCACAGAAGAAAGGGAAAAAGCTGAATTGGACTGTCTTTTAGTCGGCGGTAAAAACTGGCTAGGAGGCGCTCAAATCATTCTATTGCTCTTTGCCGATATGCTGGCTTACAAGTCTCCTGCCGAGAGAGACTTCATGCCATATCTGGACGCGGGCTTTGTAGGAGAGAATGTGTACCTTGCAGCGACGGCGCTGAACATCGGTGCATGCTTCGTCAACCCTAATATCCGTAAGGAAGATCGGGGGCAATTTGATAGACAGTTCAATCCACGTGGACTGCAATTCTGTGGGGCAATGGCATTGGGCAAATATACAGTGTCGGCCCCTGAGTCACCTAAGCGAAAGCTAGAAAGGATATTCTATTGATGAGAGTACACTTTGTAAATACTGGGCCTAAATTTCCGTATGCTTATTACTTGGGGATCACCAGCGCGGTTGAGGCGTTTGGTGAGAAGGTCAAATTGTGGTTAGTGGAGACGCCGACCGGTGAGTACTTCGATCGCATCCAGGGCAAGGTGGAGATCGTGAGCTACCCCTGGAAAATCCCTGAGTTCCCGATGCTAGAGGGGCGCGGCGATCATTTCAAGCGAGTAGCGATCTTCGACAACTGCATCTGGCGGATAATGATGGAGCGAGGCGGTACAGTCATGGGTCTGGATAGTTTTACGCTCAAGCCGTTTCATGATCTGCTGAAGCCCGACAAGGAAATGCTAGTCGGTCTCGACGATCCAGATGGGATTAGGACAAAGACTGGTTGGCCATTTTGCATGCACGGAGCAACTTGCCGACGAGGTTCCAAGATTGCGCAGTCGATCTATGAGGATTCAACGAGGACCCTGTTTGGCGAGTGTCCTGCTGGCAGGCATAAGGCAATAGAGAACGGTCAATTAAGGTTCGGCGGGGCGGGCATCATTCCGTTTCTCAACCACACCTTGCAAAATCTAGACAAATTATCCATTGCTGGTTTCGGCCTGCTCGGTGGCTGGGAGCGCGGCGATCCGCTTCCGGAGTTTTACCTCTGGCAAAAGGATGGCAAACTCCTGCATCCAGATTGCAGGACGATCCCATTTTATGCCACCTCTCGCAAAGCGGGGTTTGATGCGACAAATGAGAAAACTGTGAGAGATGGAAATACTTTATTGTCAAGATTGGTTCGGGGACAGCCAGTATATTCTCAACTCAAGGAGGTAAAAATGAGTAAGGCGACTTCTGTGGAAAAGCATACATTCCACATGATTGGTCTTTCTCATCTTCCCGTCTCTAGCAAATTTCCGGCCTGCGCTTTCACGACTAAAATATGGCGTCTGTCAAAGATGCTTATGTCCCTCGGCCACACTGTCTATCTCTACAGCGCAGAGGGGTCGGATGCAGAGTGTACAGAGTTTGTGCAAACGCATACGCTCAGGGATATTCGCCAAGCGTGGGGAAGCGGGGATTGCCGCAAGGAATGTGATGGGATCGGCTACCCATACCGGCGTGTTGGTTTTCGTCACGATCTCAATTCAGCACGAACAGAGACGACAAAGAAGTATTATGCCAAAGCAATTGAGGAGATCAACAAGCGCAAGAAGCCTGACGACTTTCTCTTGCTTACCCAGGGTGTCTACCAGAAGCCAATTGCAGACGGCGTGAAACTGTGGCTGACCTGTGAACCGGGGGTTGGCTATCGAGGATCATACACTCGCTTTCGGGCATTTGAGAGTGCTTACCTGCAAAACTTTACCTATGGCAGCCAGAACCCCGGCAAGAGCGTCAATGGCAATTACTATGATCGTGTTATCCCCAACTACTTCGATCCTGCTGACTTTCCCTTTTGCGAAGACAAGGGCGATTATTTCCTCTTCATTGGCAGAATGATCTCGCGCAAGGGTGTCTGGACAGCGATCAAAACGACGCAGGCCATTGGCGCAAAGCTCATCTTAGCGGGTCAAGAAAGCAACGAGATAAACGTGAAGAAGCTGCCAGACCATTGCGAGTTCGTGGGCTACGTCGGGCCAAAGCGACGGGCCGAACTTATGGGCCATGCCAAGGCTGTGTTCGTGCCAACCCTGTACCTTGAGGCGTTTGGGGGGGTCAACGTTGAAGCACAGCTATGTGGGACACCGGTCATAACGACAAATTTTGGGTGCTTTTTGGAGACGGTTCAAAGTGGCATCACAGGGTTCCGTTGTGATACTCTTGATGACTTCGTAAATGCAGCCCTCAGCGTTGGCAACCTCGATCCGCATGTGATCCGCAGGCATGCGGAACGTTACTCAATGGATAACGTGAAGTTTGAGTTTGAGAAATGGTTCCAAGACCTTTACGCACTCTATGAGTCCGCACAGGATTCAAACGTCAAGGGCTGGCACAGGATCAGAAGTCACAGCCAATACAAGGGCGAGGCATGGAGTAGATTATGAGTAACCTTACAGTTGCAGCGTTTTTCACAAAGAACACAGGCCAGCCGGCGACGGCACTCACCTTAGCCGAGATCGACTTGTACCTCACGCGCCAGAACAACACGACCGGCGCAGATGATGTGGTTTGGGACGGCACGCAGCATCCTACTGAGGAAATTGATAACGTCGGCTGCTACGCCCGCATCTACTCAGGTGCGGACTTGGACACTTACACCTACTATTTGCGAGCAACCTACACCGGCGCAACGGTCCTCGATACCGACCACGTCACCGGCGCGATAGGTCGGTCATCGGCGACACTGACGACGGCTGGCGCAACGTTGGCAGCGGCCCTGAGTGGCTCTGATATGAGCATCCGGCGCGGGGACTCTCTCAGCGTAGCCATAACCGGATTGGGCAGCCTGGTAGGTCGTGCCAAGCTGTGGTTCACAGTCAAAGAAGGCTATCCCGACGCCGACACCGCCTCCATTGTTCAGATTGAGGAGACGGCGGGTCTCCTCTACCTAAATGGTGTGGCGTCAACCGTTCCGGTGAATGGCAGCATCACAGTTGACGACGCCGTGGCCGGGGACATCACCATAGCGCTAGACGAAGTTGAGACGGCAAAGTTGAGACCAGATAGCTTGGGTTACGATGTTCAGGTTCTCAACGCCGGAGACGTGACGACGTTAACGGTGGGGGACGCAACAGTAGTGGCGGATTTGACGAGGGCTGTAGTATGAGAGGAGACGTAACTTGAAGAGGCCACAAAGACACACAGAGGACGACCCACTTGCGACAGAGGTCGGCGCGGTGATATTCAGTGCGGATGTTGCCTCGGCGTTCAAGGATATTGCAGAGGCATTGGCGGCGTACTACACCGCACTCAAGAAGCAAGGGTTCAGCGAGCAACAGGCCATGCAGTTGGTCGCGGCATATCAGGCACAAGTGCTGGCGGCGGGGATGAATAAGAAAAGTTAAAAATGAATTTTATCTGCCCGCAGTTTGCTAACATGCCTGACGATATGCTGCAATTCAGCCGCCTCTACGCCTATCCGGCCCCGCCGAGCGATCCGCCGGATGATGGCCTGGTCATCCTGGATTCGGGCGCGTTCGGGCTGTCGCAGCGCGGCAGCCAGATTGGCGAGCGACATATGCGCCAGCTCGCCGAATATTACGCGCCCTACGCCGGCCGATCTGGTTACTATTGCATCGCTCCTGACGTGTTTCTCGATCCACACCAGACGATGAGGAACTGGCAGTGGTGGCAGGCCCACGTCGGCCTGCCAGTAGTGCCGGTCATCCAGTTCACCAAACTAAAATATCTCGATCTCTATGCCGCCGCCAAACAAGCGCGCTTTTACGCTGACAGCCAGCCAGAGTTTGTGGCCATCTCCAACCCCGGCCTGCGTTGTGCGGAAAGCGGTGGGATTGAGACAGCTTGTCAGATCGCGCGCCTGGCCGGCGCGAAATGGTTACATTGCCTCGGTGCAGGCTGGAACCCGGTCGACATCATTGCCTGGCGCAAGCGCCGCTGTTTTGACAGCATCGACACCATCGCGTATTACACCGACGCACAGGATGGTTGGTTCTGGCGTTCGGACGGCAGCCGTGAGCGCAGCAAACTGCCGTGGCGCAAAATCGCTGTGCACAATGCGCGAGTAGCCGTGGAGATCGCATAATGGAACCAACATTCACTACCAGATGGTTTTACGCTAATATTGCCCAGGATCAGGTAGAATCTGGCCCACATACCTGCGCAGTTTGCGGTCTGCCGATGTCCTATGGCGTGTCGCTCAAAAAAACGCTGCGCAAAACATTCACCGACCATGCTGCGCTGCGCAATGTGATCAGCGGCGTAGTTTGCGCCGCTTGCGCCTGGTATATGAGCCATCAGGAGTTGCGCCGTTCCTCCTGGTATCTGACCGCCGGCGAGGCCCGGCCGCTGGCTAAGGCCGACCTCTACCCGCTGCTCTGCCAGCACCTGGAGCAGCCGCCGGAGCACGATGGCTATTATTTGATCACCACCATGAAGCGGAAACATTTAGCGCTGTGGGCACCGTTGAGCGCGGCCGGCAACGCGATTCTCCGTGTACGTTTTGAGGTGGTTTCTCTGGACCTCGATCGAAAATGGCTGCGGCTGACTCAGGCCGCGCACCGACTGCGCGAACATCACTCGTGGTACGAGATTCAGAGCGACGACTATAACGCGAAATTTCTGGCCTCGTGGTCCGATCCGCTTGAGTTTATCCGCCTGCGCCAGGGCATAAAGCCGTTCCTGCATACGCCATACCTGGATCTGGCGCAATATGTTTGGTCGAAGGAGACTACGTGATCCAGACTATCCTGGTCATCTCGTCCTATATCGCCGCGCAAATACTGGCCGACGTCACCAGCTTGAAAATCGCGTTGGTCGGTTCGTTCAGCATCGACGGCGGGACGTTTATCTATCCCTTTACCTTTACGCTGCGCGACCTGGTGCACAAGCTCTTGGGCAGAGGGGCCGCGCGGACGCTGGTCATCACCGCCGGGGTCATCAACCTGGTGATGGCCGCGCTTTTTGCCTTCGTCATCTGGCTGCCGGCTGATCCCGGCTGGGGGTTGCAAAACGAGTTTGCCCTTGTTCTGGGGCCGGTGTGGCGCATCGTCATTGCCAGCATCCTGGCCGAGGTGGTCAGTGAGCTCCTGGACACGGAGGTCTATCACCTGTGGGTTACGCGGGTGACGACGCGTTACCAGTGGCTCAGAGTGCTGAGCAGCAACGCGATCAGCGTCCCGGTGGACAGCCTGATCTTTTGCTGGGGAGCGTTTGGTGGCAACCTGGCGGCAGCGACGGTGTGGTCGATCTTTTGGAGCAACATACTGGTCAAGGGCGCAGTTACCTTGTTCAGTTTGCCGGGCATTTATTTGGTGAAAGGGGAAAATTGATGCAGTACACACAAGAAGACTTATCCGACCTGGTGCCTGGCATTGACGTCGCGCGCTATTACGACGCCTGGCGGCTGCTGGTCATCCTCTGGCGTGGCTTGTGGTACGGTTCGCAGACCGACTGGAGCCGCTACGCGCGCCGCATCTGGAGCATCTTCCCCGACCGCGTCCGCGCCGCCGCGCGGATGGGACGCGGATTGGATGGTTTCCTGGCACAGATTGCCAGGATGCTGACCCTGAACGGCATCGGTGGCAACGCTGAGGAGCGGGCCGAGATCGCTCGCCTGCTCAGTTTGCCGGAAGCCGAGCAGCGGCATATCGTACATCAACTGCGCGACGAAACGCCGGTGCTGATTATGCTCCTGCGCTTGTACCGCGACAAGCGCAAAGAGGAGCTGGAAACGCGGACCGAATTTGAAAATAGTTAGAAAGGGGAAAAACGTGAAAAGGAGAATCATTCGTATTGAGGGCATCGCCGAGGCCATTGAGCCAATTGTCCACGGCGGGGAACGTACCGGTGGCACGGTGACCGAATTCCGGCGCGAAAAAATGCGCGTTGGCAACCGCTTTGAGTATATGCCGGTCATCAGCGCCAACAGCATTGCCGGCATTCTGCGCGACCAGTGCGCGTTCTGGTGCCTGGATCAACTAGATTTTGACCAGTTTGAAGACCTGCGCTCCTTCGATCTGGTCACCGGCGGCGGAGCATTGGTCTCCGCTGGCAATGCCAAATACGTCGACTTATTTGAGGAACACCAGATTCGTAAATTGCTGCCGGTGGTTTCCCTGTTCGGAGCCTCCGTCGGCAATCGCATTCTGGGTGGGCGCATCGACGTCGACCGCTGGGTGCCGGTTTGCGTGGAGACCAAAATGGCGCTGCCGGAGGACCTGTGGCCGCTGGCCGAGACCTGGCACATTGAGGACCTGCTCCAGGAAGTCAATTTCACCCGCCGCGACGACAAGAAAAACCGCGACTGGCAGGCATACATCGCACCTGCCACGCTGCACGAATACCAGCACGAGCAAGCTGCTCGTGCTGAGCGCGGCGACGCCAACGCCGCTGGCGCATCGATGCAGATGCGCTATGGCTACGAGGCGCTGGCGCAGGGGACCACATTTTCGGTGGGATTCACCCTGCGCAACCCGACCGACGTGGAGCTGGGCGTCTTTTTTGGCGGCCTGGGCTATTTTTACGAGCGGCCAAAAATCGGCGGGCGGGGTGCGCGAGGATTCGGACGCGTTGTTCTCGATCTACACCAATATCGCCTCGTTGGCCCGGGGCGTGTTGAGAACGACCTGGCCCTGGACTCCTGCGAGGTGGCCGCCAAGCACCTTGAGGAGAACCGGGCGCAGATCGAAACCCTATTACGCGGAGGCGTGTGATGGACGATTACTATGAATCGCTGATTGTGCGTGCCGAACTGATGTCCCCGGTTGCCCTGGACCGCTGGCAGCCGTTGGACGGCATCCTTGGCGCGACGATCATTGAGGACCCCGAGCTGCGCCAACGTGATCGCCTCGTGCGCCGCTGGCGGCGGGGTGTGCGCAAATACGGCAGGGCTGGTACATTGCGCTATTTCCACGAGCAGGGCTGGGAAGTGCCAGACCGTCTCCATTTTATGCCGTTAGCTGTGTGGGGCCATGGGGAGAATCATGGCTTGTGGGTCTATCGTTCCTCGTGGGCCATACCGGGCGAGTACGAGCACGACCTGGTGCACTTGGCCAAGCGCGTGGACTTTGAGCAAGTAGACCGCTACGTGAAAACGCGCCACAAGCGGGTCTATACGGCCAAGGGTGAGTTCGCATCTAAGTACATCCCTCTGCAAACCGTCGTCACCGACGCATTGACCTGGTACGTGCGCGGCAATTATGACGACCTGCAGGAGATGCTTCCGCTCGTGCGCTCCATCGCCAAGAAGCGGCGGCGAGGATATGGCCTGGTGCGCCGTTGGACGGTGGAGAGAACAGAGCACGATCTCTCTGTGTTCTCGCCGGACGGCGCTCTAATGCGCCCAGTCCCTATCAATTTGCTGAACAAGCTCGGCATCAACGGTGAATTCCAACGCGAGTTCACTACCTACCGTCCGCCGTATTGGGACGGGCGGTACGCGACTTTGTGCGCAGTGTCCGGCACCAGGGAGGCCACATGATGACTGACGACCAATGGACTGTCTTTGTAGCTGAACTGGCAGAGGTCGTGCACCGTTGCCTAGTCATTCTAGACGACTGGCTGTGTAAGCATTATGGTTTCTCCCGGCGGCCGCGTGGAAAATTCAGTCGTGATTGATTTGACATCTTGCGTAGGATGTGGTATAATTTGAGTAATTAAATACAAGGCCAATTTTACTATTCGCCTGCTTTTTGCACGGTTTGATCTCCCCCCGATCTCGCCGTCAAAAGCAGGCGTTTTTTTTTGGAGGGTTTATGGCAAGCCTTGAAAAACCTGGTATCATCGGAGGGCCGCAGGCTCTACTGGCAGCGGCACAAGACCTGACCGCCGCCTGGGCAGACCTGGGTGCTGAACTGACGGTAACCGGCGCGCGCACCATTGCGTTGTGGACTACTCTGGACATTAACGACAGCATCAACGCGCGGGTGCGGTTGCTTGTAAAGTGGGAGAATGCCGGGGCAGACGAGTACGTGCTCCCGATCCGCACAGTGGGGGCCTCTGCTGTTTTAGTTGAAGACGAATATATAGAGTTCAATGTCGATGCTGACCAGCAGATGATTCTGTCTTGGGACCTGGACGGCCTTGTGTTCTATGCTCAATTCCAGGTACAGGCGGGCGTAGTCGGGGCAACGGCGGGGCAGATCGATGCCGCGTATGTAACGACAGGACTATAAAATGATCGGTAGCCAGAACATAGCTGGTAGCGAAACTACGGATACGGTCAATCAGACGTTTGACCTGGTTAACTCTCTTCTCACTCTTCAAGAAACCGGCGGCACGATCACGACTGACGGCAATGAGCAAAATCTGTACATCGTGGACAATCCCTATGCTGGCAGCATGAAACCACAGGTTTGCTACGTCGATCTTGACCTGATGGTCGGTGGGGACACTGTGGTATTCAACACGTATTATCGCTTGGCCTTGGCGGGGGGATGGGAACTGCAAGATGTGGCGACATACATCGGTGCAGATGGGGGATTGGCAGGTGGACGAACCATAATTGCTGTGGACATGCTCCCCTGTCGTTTTGGTATACGCCTGACTATCCAGCGCACCGCAGGGGGGGATCACGCTTTTGTCTACTCTGTCTTGGAGGAAAGTTAGATGCCACGCGGCTATGATGCTCTAGCAGCAAACTACGGGCTGCTCCTGGATGTGCGAATGAGAGAGGGTGTAGGGGCACTCACGCACGACTGGGCCAGGCCGCACCACGAAGACATTGCACTGGTCAACACGCCAACCTGGACAGTACGTGCAGCCTCCGGCGTTGAGTATCTAGCGTTTGCTGCCGCTACTCATGAATACCTCAATCTACCTGCCGCCGACAGCGGCGACCTGGACTTCACGGCTGGCAATTTCTCCGGCGTGGCCTGGGTAAACACCAATGCAACCGGCAATCGTTACGTTTTCTGCAAAGCTGTCGCGGGGTGGGCAACGGGTTGGGCGTTCTATATCCCTGCTACCGCAGGCCCTCCTCTCGCCTTGGTGACGTTCCAAGCAGGGCCAACGTCTCAGTACACTTACAGTTCCTCCATTGGCACGAACGCCTGGCGCATGGTCGGATTCAGCCGGGACGGCGCAAGCGTGCGCATTTACGTAGACGGCGAGGATGCCACGGTAACGCCAGCAACCCATATTGACCCGGATTCAGCAGCCGCAGCGGATTTCGTGATGGGCGCAACGCAAGCGGGTGCGGCCGGGTGGTGGTCGGGAAGTATGTGGGGGCACCGTGTGTGGAATAGGGCACTTTCCGCAAGCGAGTTCAAAGCGTTGTTTGAATTTGAGAGGGACTTGTGGGCAGTGTAGGTGGATACGACAGGCTGAAATTGAACCACAACCTTCTCTTGGATTTGAGGATGAGAGAGGGTCAAGGAACATTTACACACGACTGGGCCGACAATCATTACGAGATGAATTGGCAACTTGTGCCTACCTGGACGAATGAAGTTGGGGGCGCATCATCTCTTACCTTTGGTGCAGCGCTGAACTATTTGTGGATGGCAGCTGGAGCATCCGCAGCTTTTGATTTTACGTCAGAAGACTTTAGCATGTGCGCCTGGGCATATCCGACATCCGGTGCAGCTTCCTGTGCAATCTTTGGGAGGGGGCTACTGGATACCGGCGGTTGGGAATGGTATCAATGGTCAACCAATCTAGCCTTTCGTTCAAATCAAGCGGGTAGTCGCTGCGGCGCAACGGCCGTTGGTGTTGTGGTTTTGAATCAGTGGTCATTTTTCGCATTTGTCAGGCAGGGGTTGTGGGGACAGGCGTATGTCAACGGTCTGCCAGTTCCAATGGTGCAATCGGTTGGCGGACTGCTTGACCCAGTGACCATAAACGAGACATTTTATCTGGCAAATAACAGCCACGCCAACAACTTCATTGGCAAGCTCTGGCATCCGAGGATATGGGATAGACAGTTGAGTGACGGCGAGGTAGCAGGTAGTG